AAATCTGAATTGGAAATTGCAGAAGCATGCCCAGGTACGTATAGTCGTTCATTTAAAGCAATTGAACGTTACAAAAATCTTGTTTTTGCACCTTGTTTTCGTGAAAATATTGTTGTTAATTGTTTTTATGGGGAACCGGGATCTGGTAAATCTAAAGGGGCTTGGGAAGAAGCATTAGCTAAACATGATGGTGATTTAACTAAAGTATATAGTAAATCTGCTGGTGATTGGTGGGATGGTTATCATGGTCAACCAACTGTTGTTTTTGATGATTTTTATGGTGGTACTCGTTTTTCCGAGTTACTGAAAGTTCTTGATCGTTATCCTCTAAGTGTGCAAATAAAAGGTGGATTTGTTTCTATGAGAGCTACTACATTTTATTTTACTTCTAATACTCATCCACGTGATTGGTATAGTGGTATTGCTAATAAAGTTGATTTAAACGCTTTAAAAAGAAGAATTTCATGTTTAATCCATTACACCATTCAAGATGGCACGTTTCAGAAAGTTCAAGAAGACCTCTCGTCGCAAACGTGGGCTCAAACGTTCACTCCAACGACGATCCCGTTATAAATCCAGAAGAAGCACTTATAAGAGAGAGAACTCTCACTCTTATAGACTCACCAGAAGTGTCACCAACTTCTTCGGTACTACAACCGCCGCCCTTGGTTCGTCCTTCTCTTTCAATCTCGACGTTACCGCCTTCCCCTTATGGCTTGACCTTTCCAACTTGTACGACCAGTACTATATTAAATCAGTCCGTGTCTCCCTTGTCCCCAAATTCCCCAGTCAATTGTCTACCACTTCAACAAGTGCTAATTACAATGCATACATATTTTCAATCATTGATCGAGACAACGATCCAACGAGTACATTCTCTCGTTCACAAATGCAACAATATAGATCAATGCGTAGTACGAGATTTAACAGATCACATACGCGATCTTTCGTCCCATCTGCAACACAGCAAATTAGTGTTTATGACGCTACAGGAGCTACAACCACCAGTATCAAACCAGTCTACGGATGGTTCGATGTAGCTAGCCCCGTAAATATGACTAATTTATGGTTTTATTCTGATCCTTTAGATTCTGATACTCCTACTGATGATTTAAATTATGATTTAGAAATTACTGCCCATATTGCCTTTAAAAACGTTCGTTAGGTTTAGGTTTAGATACCCTAACCCTAACCCTAACCCTAATAGCTAACCCTAATAGCTAACCCTAACCCTAACCCTAACCCTGGAGTATATTAAATACAGGTATGACTAGTACATATCAATTAAACCAAGGGAGGGGGGCCCGGCGTGAGCTGGGGGAACCGTAGGTTCATACAGACGGCGATAGCCGCAATTCTATATATATTAAATGTGTTTTTTCGGGTGTCACGAGGTGTGTGTCTAGTATTACCACACACCTCGTGACAGTGACACCGTGACAGAGTTAAAAACCGTGACCAAAAATTGATTTTTTTGACCCCGAATTTTTTGACCCCGTTTTTTGGCCGGACATTACAGTTGTAAAATTTTTTTTTAATTTTTTTTTATTTCAATATTTTTTATGCATAATATTGTAATTAATATTAAAATGACATCTAGACGTTTTATTCTTACTATTTTTAATATAAATAGTGGCTGGGATAGCATTGATTCTTTTTGCACTAATAAAGAACATGTTAAATTAGCCTGTTGGCAAAATGAACAAGGAGATCAAACAAATCATGCTCATATACAATTTTATATGGTATGTAAGAAACCTGTGCGTATTTCTCAAGTGAAAACGTGGTTTATAAATAACCCTCACATTGAAAAGTGCCAAGGTGATCATGATCAATGTGTATCATATTGTACTAAAGAAGAAGGACGTTTAAATGGCCCTTATTATTATCCTACAATGACTGATGTTTTATCACATACGGGCGGTACCCGTTATGATATTAAAGATATGTTTGCCATGATTAAAGATGGCAAATCTGAATTGGAAATTGCAGAAGCATGCCCAGGTACGTATAGTCGTTCATTTAAAGCAATTGAACGTTACAAAAATCTTGTTTTTGCACCTTGTTTTCGTGAAAATATTGTTGTTAATT